ACTTTCTGACACTTTGTGCGAAAAGTTTTGCATCTTCTGGTGTAGGAATGTTAGTCATTTCAACACCTTATACATGATTTATGACAATTTTATTTAAGAAGCTAACACAAGTAAGGCGTGATCTATGTGCTTTATGCGGTCTTCTAGCCCTATAAAACCGCCATTTATCTTCTTTGTTAAAGTTTTGTAATCTTTGGAATCAGCGTATTGATTCAGTTTATGGGTGTCCCAAAACCACCCTGCCGTGAGTGCAGCATACATGGGAGTCGCCACCAACTCAGGTTGCATTACAAAATCCACCCCTAGAGCTTGACCCGCATGGAAATAATTTGCATGGCCTGTCAATTGGATACATCCTCGGCCTCGGAAACGATACCCATCACCAGAAACTTCATCTCTGTTTCCCATACGATTTGAGTAAACAGTATTCGCAATTAACTTAGGATTACGAGCGCACATTTGGGCTTTGGCAGCATCAAACCTTTTAGGCCATAGTTTCTGTAAAGCCTCTGCACGATAATTAAGATTTTCTTCAAGGATTCTGAAGTTTCCACATTCATGCCCACATTGACCAATGAAAGCCGCTTTTCTAAGTGGATTCATAATGTCAAAACGCTCAAAAGTGGCATTGAGGGCATCTACCCACTCCTCACCAATATGAAGTTGTCGGAGTTGTTCTTTATTTACTGACATTTAGTAAATCTCTCATCTGGTTATACGAGTCTACGCAAGCGTTCAAAGCGACAGTATTCTTATCACCTTGGGCAACTATTTCTGCGATGGCATCGATTGTTGCTCTTTCGGCATCAGAAGGTTCATTAGTCGGTCTGTCAGATTGGCTGGTTGCTTTTGAATCTGCGCTGGTAAAGGCGGTACTTGTGGTGGCTTGTACGTTACTTGGGGGGCAGAGGCGCAACTTGCCAGCACGATTGGCAACAGCAAGAGCAGTAGTTTTTTTGTTGATAGCATCATTGGCTTCCTGTAGTTTGGCAGATTGTTGATTAAGTTTTTCGGTCATGTTTTGCTCGATCTGACGAGCTTCTTGATTCTTTTCGGCAATGGCAATCTTCATGTCTTCATCACGCTCTAGCCATCCATAGTGGTGTCCAACTTGGTATGTACCAAAGAGAGATACCAAAACACCCAAAATAAGCCACGGGAGAGGTATTGGGAACATTATTCAGCCTCTTTTCTTGCTTGAGCTAATTCTTCACGCTCTTGGTCATCTTCTAAATGGTCTGGAGGGGTAGTCGGTGGTGGTCCAGGTGTCCAAGATTCATCTAACTCTGGGTTCTTCCAAACAGGCATTGCACCAAATGGTTGACTAGGCAAACCATACGCAGATTGCGGAGGTGCATAGGACGAATTAAAACCGCCCATAGAGCCTCCGTATCCCATTGGCTGACACATTGGTTGCGTTGGAGGATTAAACGCTCTAGCGGCACTAGACATAGCCCTCTTACCAATGACTCCACCGATGCCACCAACGATAAGCAGAACAATATCGTTCAGCATCTTGGTGTAGGCTTGGTCAATCGGAGCCATACTTTTGATTGGCTGAGTGACAAAAGTCACAGAGTAGAGCAAAGCAGCAACAATGAACATGAGAATAAGTGTGACGGAAATCACAACAAACCCCCAAATTCTTACCTCAATCTCTTCAGTTGTTAGCTTTGGTTTCTGGTTGGACATCATTGATTTTTTTCTCCAAGATTGGGGCGACCAAGTACTCAGGGCAAGTCTGAGTGAATTGGCATCTAGGTTTCTGACATTGTTCAGCATGGAAATTATCTGGGTTTTGACAGAAATAGCGATATTTTTCATCACATCCATGTAGCATAAAAGCTACAAATACAAGTAAATACTTCATTTACCAAGTCCAATCTTTCCAAGTAGAAGATTAACAATTCTGTCTGACAGATCATCGGGCAAGAACTTTAGAAAACCCAAGAAATACAAAGCCACAAGCCCATAGACAAAGATTTTTAAGCATAAGTCAAAGGTCTTCTGGTATTCATTCATCTGCCACATCTACGAGTAGTTGCACAGAATTCCATCAACTCATACACGCCAATAAACAATAAAAAACAGACAAAGAAAATGCCACCAATAAGAAGACCCATTTCTAGTTGTTCTTGCTCTTTCTGTTTGGCTGCTTTCTCTGCTTTCTTTAATGCGCTTATCTCTTTAGCATCAGCTAAGTCCATCTCTGCTTGACGGGCTTTAATCTTCTGCCATACGTCAATCTTGCCTGTTTGCATGAAGAGCATCTTTAACTCTTCTTCAAATGCACGAGCCTGTTCTAGCGCCATCTCAATCTGCAATGCTGTTCCCATATTGGAACCTTTGCCAGATTGCTTGGCTTGAAGCATGGCTTTTGTAGCTACACTTTTTGCGTCAAATAGCTTACCAATCATGGGCGCAAGTGAGCCTAAGTCATTAGCAACATTAGCTGCCTTCTTGACCATGCTGATTGCCGACTGTATGCCAGCTAGAGCGGTTAGAGGATCAATCATTTTTTATCAACTTTTTGCCACTCAAGGCATACTACTTTTCGGTTGTAAACATCACCTGTCCATGCCCATCTAACACATCTGTATTCAGTTTTATCTTTACTAGATGCCACCAATGTAAACAACATTGAAAGCATTAGTAGCCATTTCACGGGTACGCCCAGACAATAATGTAGCTACAAAAGATGACAAAGCAACTGATACAGACTGCCGCAATGATTGCTACAGCCCAATCTTTCATGTTATCTAAACATATCAAAAAGACCAGTTGCAGGTGGGATAAAGTTTTCTGGATCATTTGTTGCAGAAGTCATACCCTGACCCAAAGCTGTACCCATTCCACCTGCACCTTGCAATTGCTCACCAAGTAAGAATCTAGTTCCAGCTTGACTACCCAATACATTTCCCAACCTATTTGCTGAAGTTGGAGCTAGGCTTGCACCAAGTAAGCCACCAAAGCCCATTCCCAAAGCACTATCGAAGCCAAGCATTTGAGCTGCTTGATTTCCTGCTGTAGCACCAATACCACCCGTAACAAATGGAAGTAATGCCGCACCAGTTTGAGGCGCAACTTTAGGAGTAATAGCACCACGAGTCGTATCAACAATGTCTCTCAACATCGTAACTTCATCTAACAATTCTGGGTTGCTTGCAAATGCTGTACGTTGTGGAGTAGGCGCATCTGGTCTGCCAAGATTTAAAGTTCTAGTAAATGCAGGTGCTGAAAATCCAGTAGCCGCATCTGGGTTGATAGCTTTGTTTCTAGCCTCATTAAGAATGGAGTATTGAGCCGCTTGTTTACCAACAGGTGACATCAAACTAACTGCCCGTTCTGCTGTTGCAGGGTTGGTGTCAAAATTAAACTTCTGCGCTGCTAAATCAATGTCATCTACACCCGATCTGCTAGACACAAGTTTGTAGATATTTGTATCTTCACGGAATGGCAAAACAGTTTGTTTAAACTGATCCATAGCTTTAGTGTGTTGTGCGCCAGCAGGTGTAAATAATCTAGCGCCATTCTCATCAATAGCAGGTGCTGCCCACACATCCACATCGTCAGCCATACCTTTGTATAACTGGTTAATTGCGTTAACTTGCTTTTCGTTGTATGAGCCAGGCACTACACCTTTGCGAACACGCTCCAACTCTGCAAAAACTGTAGATTGCAAATCACGCAATTCTTTATAAGAACCACCACCACTTTGACTTAATTCGTCTAATTTATTAAGAGTCTTCTCAATAATTGGAGTTTGTGAAGTAGACGGAAACTGCTTTACAACATTAAGTTTTGCTTGGTTGGTATTGCGTAATGGAATAATGTCATCACCAGCCAATATTTCAGCTTGTTTGAACTCAGGGTTTACATTGTTTTTTGCAGTCTTATATTGTTGACGCAAATCATCGGCAATAATTTTCTTTTCCCCGCCATCCTTCATTCCAACAGGGCGTAAATTATCAGTTGTTCTCTCAATTAAACTTTTTACTTGATTAGATTTTGCTTGATTTGATGCTTCTGTTGTGTAGCCAAACTGACGGGATTTTGTAAGAGTTCCTGCGCCTGGGCCACCTACATCACCGACATCAACATTTACACCCCTCTGAGCCGCAGATTCAATAATCTGACCAGTAACAGGATCACGATAACGTGTGCCAGAAGGGATGTTTCCTGCACGAGCAGCAACAGCACTTGCAGGTAAGCCTGTTGCCAAGTTGATACCAAGCAAAGCTAATGGGTTTTGAATATCAAAAACATTTCTAGCTATTTCAGCAGAACCAGTGCCTACAGTTGCACCCGCTGCTTGAGCAATAGGTTGAGCCGCCAATCCACGACCAACTACTTGCGCTGTTAAATTAGGAGATTGTTGTAGAAAACCACCAGCACCACCCATTGCAGGGATACCTGCTACTGCACGAGTAACATTGCCAATGCCACGTTCAAAGTTAGTTTGTGGTTGTGGCAAACCAAGCAAAGTTGCAAAGTTTGACATTGACTGACTAGGTGTTCCAAGCTGACTACCAGTTGCCCTGTTAATCAACATATTCAATGGTGATCCAACAATGTCAGCGACCTGACCCAAGCCTTCCATACCATATCGAGCAGTTAAACCTACTTGACGGGCAATAGAGTCTGTATTTTGTCTTACAGGTGCTTGTTGAACAACTGGTTGACCAATCATCGATGGATCTACTTCACGAAAGCCAGTTTGCGGAACAACAATATTGCCAACATCAGATGTGCCAATATTTGCATTAGGTTGTCTTTGTTGTGGCGGTTGACCAATCAATGAAGGATCAATATCTCTAAAAGTAGCCATTTTTGTACCTACAACTTTCTCAACATAGTCTTGCGTTTCTTTGAATGGAGGAACACCACCATACTTTTGAACATTGCCAGGCCCTGCGTTATAAGCAGCCGCCACCAATGTTGGATCTTGAAACTGTTGTGTTAACTGGCTTAGATACTTAACACCACCTCGGATGTTATCTTTCCATTCCATTCTGTTAACACCAAGATCTTTGGCAGTAGCCCCCATCAACTGCATAGGACCATAGGCACGATCACCAGTTCGTGTTTTAGGTCCTATAGCGTTAAAGTCGCCTTTAGATTCTGTTTCAACAATCTTCTGTACCAAAGAATAAGGAACGCCTTGCCTTTGGGCTTCTTGCCTAGCAAATTCGTAAACTTGTTCTCTGGTAGCCATTAGTCATAAACCCGATAAACGCCACTAGGCAATTGATAGGCCGTTTTACCTTTGTCAGGACCAGCAGTAACTTGGAACTGAGGCAAATACTTACGCAACCCTGGTGCTTCAAACATTCCTCTTTGACCTTGTGGGGATGCCGTCCATTTGTTAAGAACATCAGGGCCAGCATTTTTAGGATCAGAAACAAAATTATAGAAATCCTCTTTACGTTTATTAGCTTCACGCAAAACTGCTAAGTTAAAGTTTGTAGATTCTTTAGGATCAGTAATTTGAGCGTTACGCTGACCATAGTAGCCAATTTCAAAGTTAGAAATTGCACCTACGGCTTCAGACAAGCTTTCACCAGTAAGGGCGTTAATACCTTGACGGGCTGAAATAGCATTTGTTAAGAATTGTTTATTTCGCTCTCCAGAAACACCAAGACTGTTAAACACATTTCCTAGTTGGGTTCTGACGTTTGTAAATGAACCAGTATCAAAGCCTGGTTGATTGTAGGCATTTTGTAACTGGTCAATTACTGGTGCAGTCTTTTTAGCTGTTAAAAAACCTTTGTAGGCATCATCAAGAATTGGCTTAAATGCCGCATTTAAAGTTGCTTGTGCTGTGCTAGGACCAGTTTCTGGTTGGACAACATTAGCACCTTGACCTTGCAAAGCTGGCGGTGTAACAAATGTATATGTAGGAGCGCCAGTTGCAGTTTGTGATGTACGAGGAATATTAGCCTCACGATTAGCAGTTTCTGTTCTTGTTCTTTCTGCTAAAGCTTGTAAAGCACCATTTGCATTAACAATACCAATAACATTTTGGTTGTTGTCAAAAGCGTATTGCTCACCCTTCTGAAGCTCAGGCAATGTGTTAAGCGCAGTAGCTCTAGCCGCACCCTTTAGAACATTTGTTTCAAATTGAGGCTGACCACCGACCATTGTTCCAGTTGTAACAGTTCCACGAGTTGTATCAATTCTAGGAGCAACACCTTCTATTTTTCCACCAGGTGCAACAATAAATCCATCTTGCAGTTTTCTTTGCATTGAATTTAAAGTTTCACGAATTTGAGGTTGTGCAGGGTTTCCAGATAAGCGTAAAGAGGCAGACAAAGCTCTGTCGTAATCAATTGGCTGATTAGTTGCTTGAGGCTCAACACGCTCTTGTGGCAATCCTAAAGTTGTACCCAAAGCATAAGGGCTTGTAGCCATCCTTGGTCTTCCAAGATTTGCATTTAATGCTTGGCTTTGTGCTTGTTGCTGATTAGGAGCAAACTCTTCTAAGAAGCTAGAAACTTCACCACGTTGGCGTCTTTTCTCTTGCATCTCAGAAATAGCACGTTGACCACTCAAGTACTGATCTGGTACAGATAAGGCAGACTTCAAGCCCATTGATGGGTCATTGCTTAACAAAGAGCCAAGCAAGAACTGTTGAGTAGCTTGCTTTTGTAAGCTATTCTTTTCATCATCACTAAGGCCAGTAAGTGCCGCATCAGACAGCAAACCAAGATTAAACATATAAACTCCTTAGATACCTAGCAAACCAAGCAAACCTTGGCGTGAAGTAGATGTTGATGTGGAACCAGACCCACCACCAACATTCAGTCCCAATGCTTGGTTGATAATCTGTTGTTGTTCCAATGGCAGATTGCGGATGGCATCCAACTGTTGTTGTGATAACTGTTGTTGTTGATTGCCAATGTTTGCCAAAGCTTGTGCGCCAGTCAAGCCTAAATTCTGACCAGCTTGAGAAATATTAGCCATCTGACCAGAAGCGCCTAAACGCTGTTGATTGGCTTGCAACCCTGCACCTTGATTAGCCAAATTAGCTTGCAAGAAGTTTTGTGCGTTTTGCAGGCCAACTTGATTACGTGCCGCTTGGTTGGCTAAAGAAGCTTGATTTTGAGCACCAGCACCAAATTGACCTGCTTGGTTTAGTGCAGCCTGATTAGCCAATGAAGATTGGTTTCGAGCACTAGCACCAAACTGACCAGCCTGATTAATAGCCGCTTGGTTAGCCAAGTTAACTTGTTGTTGATTCTGAGTGTTTAGTTGACCAACATTAAAATCAAAACCTTGATTTGAAAGAGCCGCTTGAAGTGAAGCTTGTTGGTTTGCAATTGCCGCTTGTTGTTTTAACTGTGCATTAGTTAAACCATACTGGACGTCTACACCTTGATTAGCTAACTGAGTTCTGATTGCGGCATCCTGATTTGCCAAACCAAATTGACCAGCCAATGCCAAAGCTTGTTGCGTAGAAGCCGCATCTTGAGCTTGGTTTAATTGTTGAGCTTGCATCTGGCGAGACAAATCAGCCTCAGAAGCCTGTTGAGCCGCTTGATAAGCCGCAGCGTTTTGTTGAGCAACCAATCGAGCCGCATTTTCTCCATACGCACGATTTGTTTCTGCTTCTGCAACACCTTGGCGAGATCCACCAAAAGCACGAGCCGCAGTAGCTTGAGCCGCAGTTTGTTGTTGTTGCAACTGGCGTGAACGCTCAAGGTCAGCCAAACTTTGGTCAGTAACAGCCTGAGTATATGGATTCATATACTGCTGAATATTTTGGTTCAAGAATGAGGCCGCATCAATATCTCGAACATTCGCCCTTGCTTCTGGAGCAATTTGTCCCAATGCTTCTGAAGCCACATCTGCACCAGAAACACCTTCAAATCCAACATCACGAGCGCCAGTTCTTGCGGCTTGTGCGGCTTTAACTTGTTGTGCCCTAACATCACGAACAGCATCTCTAGCAAGTTGGGCCGCCTGTGAATTAGCCGCTGTGTATCCTTGCCCACGAGATTGTGCCGCTGTGTAACCTTGGCCTTGTGCTAAAGCCGCATTAACATCACGGGAGGCGACCTGTTGAGGCGAATAATTTGCCGCAGTAGTAGCCTGACCAAAAGCCTGGCGCATACCAGCAAATGCTTCACCACTAGGATCTGCAAATTGACGGGCAAGATTAAAACCAGCTTGTTGGTCAGGATTAAATCCTGCAAACTCTCTTGCCTGTAAATTACCCGCAACACCTTGAGCGCCTTCAACGTTCTTTAAGAACGCATCACGCATCGCAGGATCAAGTTGTGACGTTTGTTGACTTGAACCACCAGACATAATTACACCTCCGTAGAAAGCCAATAATGTGTTGGCTTCATGTTAAATTTGGATACAAAAGTTCTAGACCATCCCCTACGACCTGTTAGGGTGATCTTTTGGCATCCCATGTGTTCAGCGAACTTTTGAATATGGGGGGTAAGTGTCTCTAGTTCTTCTAGATTACCACCTGCCAAAAATATATGCAAAACCTTCATTCTTGGAAAGTTTTGAACCTGAGTGACAACAGCACTATTCTCACTAGGCCATAATTGCATCGTACAACTGTTAATACAGTCGGCTACGTCCTGCATATTATGTGTGTTATCGTATTCTAAAGCAGGTTCAAGTATTTTTTCTACTTTTTGAAAAGATACAGCCCATAATGGTAATTCACCATTAATCTTGTACTTTTCGTAGTCAATCATCTCAAACTGCCAGGTTTACCATCAAACCTAATAACTCCAACACGCCAATCAGCTAATCTCACTCCCTCAATCTTTGCGGCTATTTGTCTTCCGCTTATACGTACTGAAGTAGGGCTTGCCATTGAATATGGGCCAAAGTTATATTCAGTTGTGTTTGGGTAGAACTTAGTGCTAAACCGCACCTGTACATCACCAGCGGTCTTTTCATCTGGAATTAAACCAGTAAGACTCATGGTTCTATCACCTACTCCCAATTCAACAGGGCCAGATTTAGCATAAATTGTTTGGGAATCATAAGCAAATCCAACCTCATGCTCATAAACATATCCATCAGTAGAAATCATAATTGGATTGGGGAATATGCCTCTATCAGTACCGCAGGTACGAGCTAGAGTTCCAATTGACCAATGATTTTCTCTGTAGTTATATGTTACGTATGAATCAACTTCATTTGATGCTGAACTTGGATAAAACCACCAAATCTCACCATAAGTAGAGTTGTGAACTGCATAAACTTTAGATGATTGAGATAAATTTATATTGTTAAAAACATAATCTCCAACATCAGACAACAATGGTTTTATATATCCATCATAAATCCAAAACCCAGAGCCAGACATCCAAATACAAGCATTATCAGTAACAGCAACAGATTGCTTAGAAATTACACCGCAACCAGTGCCAACACGCTCAAAACTAAAAACGAAAGGAGGGCCAATGTATGTGGCAGTGTGTACATCAACATCAGTAAACAGAATAGTAGCACCACGGATGCGTTTAGCGCACATCAAAGAGCCAATAGTCGTTAAATCAAAGTCGCCAGCTTGATTGGTAGCAGCGGCAGTCCATATCGTATTGTTTTCCTGATCTGACCAAGCAACCTTTCTTGGATTGCCAGAAGCGCCTAAAGCAAATAAGAATCGTTCTTGAGTAGTAATTAAACCAGTACAACTTGTTGGTGCGTTTGCAATTACCGCAGCATCATTGGCTGTATTTAATTGCCACTCAAGCAATCTTCCATCTTTTGTTGAGCAAGCAACTAAATACTCACCCCATGTATCTAGGCTCCATGTGGTAGCAGGGGTAAATGCCCCCAAGTCTGGTCTTGCAACGCCATAAGCAAAACTACCATAGGTGCTATATCCATAACCTATTTTTTGAACTGCACTTGCATCACCAACAACTAAATCTGTGGGTGTAATGTCTGTTAATGTACCAGCCTCATTCATTGAATAAAGCTTTGAATGTGTACCAACCCCGATACGTCTGTTATTTGTGTTGTCACGCCAAGTAATTACGCCACGAGCCAATCCCGTCATTTGAGAGCTTGATCGCTTCCTCCAACCGCCAACAGGACGAATAGTGCCGTCAAACCAACGAACTAAATTGGAATCGTTCCAACGCCCTTTAGACTGGTAATCAGTACCATTTTTAAATACGCCTGGAGGAATTTGTAGTGGAATATAAGCCATGTTGGTATTCTATTGTGTAGGCAGGTTAGACACAAACGTCATTGTAGCAATGGCTGATGGGATTGCTGGCCTTGTTGGGCTTGAACTTGTGGGGAATGCCTCAAGAGTGACATCAAGACTTGTAACTCTTCCAACAATTTCAATGTAGTCACCTGCTGATAGGCTTTCAATGAAGTTTAGTGCCGCAACGATGTGTGATGCGTCACCAGTAGACTTACGAGCAGGAACATGGAAGCGACTATTTGAGTTAGCAATATTGACACCATTCTTGCGAAACCAAATATCAAAGTCTTGACCATCGTTACTTACGTTCTTGATTTGCAAGGAAAACTGCAAGTTCCAAATACCATCTAAAGCAACTGTTATTCGTGAGTCACTAGTAATGCTCACGCCATTAGAGAAATCTGTACTTGGAAAAAAAACAGGGTAGGCATCAGTTGTACTGGTGGCAACTTGGTCTGTTTCGTTATGAAAAACTCCGTAAGGAAAGTTAATGTACTTGCCACCCCTTGGGCCAAAAACAGACTGAACTGAATTAAGTAACTTAGTAAAAAACAACCTCAAAAGTCCATTGTTTTGATTCTGGACACTTTGTGAATAAACAATCCCCGATGTACCCAAAGAAGGTATAGCAGGAATGTCTAGTTGTTGTTTTACATTAGCCATTACTTTTTAAGCCATGTCTGCCAAACTGCACCCGCAGCAATCACTAACCCGCCAATCCACAAAACTGGTTGAGCAATAGATGCTATCCAGTTAAGAACCTTAACAGCACCCTTGGCAGCGTCAATAGCAGTTACAAGATCTTTAGTGTTCTTATCTATTTCATCTACCTTTGCTTCAACAGCTAGTAGACGCTCATAGATTTGCTCATGGCTTACATTGTTCATGGTGCATCAGGCCAAGTAATAGTCCAAGGAAATCCTTGTTGTGAAGAAATATCACGTAAGGCTTGACGATATGTAGCCCAAGCTTGTTTGTCAACTTGAGCATCAAAATCTTCTACTTGTGTATAGTCAGACTTAACCAAAAGATCATTTCGTGTTGATCTAACGTCATCTGCTTCTTTAGCTGTTCTTTCAGCAACTTCAGATTCTGTTGCAGAAACAATAGACCATACTTGCGTCAAAACACCATCTATAAATTGTGGAGTTTGCTCAACAACGCTTTGAAGATGATTCTCAACTGGTTTTTCAATCTGTTTTACTTTAACAGCACCATAACTTTTTATGATGTCTTCGTTATAGATGCTAGGAAACAAAACATCTGGATAGTCATTTCGCATCTCTTGCCATGACCAATAAGGTTTTTCAACCACACCATTTATAACTTTTGCAAACATTTTATCTCCCAATTCCAAATATTACACTGACCAAAGAATTAGTGCCTCTATCTGTCATAGATATAGCGTCACTAATTGAGGATGTTGTTTGTGTGTATATTTTGTATCCAAGATAGTAAACATTGCTTGTACCAGAGATAAATTCTGCTCCAGAAAAAGTAATGTCTGTACCTGGCGTAATTCCATCGCTACCTTTAAAAAAGGCAAAACTAACTGGAACACCTTCTAAATATGAGTTTCTTGATGCGTCTATTAGTGTTTGTGTTGCTGGCGCTGATGTTGTGTCAAATTCAAAAAGTTGGCTTACGCTTGATCCACCACTAGTACCACCATCTGCCCTAAAAACTAAAAGAATTTTTTGATTTTCAGTTGAGTCCATTCCAGTTAAAGTTGAACCAGCATCTGTTAGCAACAATATTCTTTTTAGAGAAATAATACATCTAGTAAATGTTGCAGCATCTGATAAATCTTCAGCTCCAACATATCCACTTGGAACTACTGAAGTTGGCAAAACAGAACCATGATCTGCATAATCAAATAAAATTACACAATCACCAGGCAATACGTTACTAGGAACAGTTATGGTGCTAGAAGACGATACTGAAGAAGAAACTAATCTTAAATTGCTAACATTAACATCTGTAGAAGGGAAAGAAACTGTATCACCCCAAACAATTCTTACTACGCCAGAGCTACCATTAGCTCCTAAATCTCCGTTACCACCTGCCGCCCTAGCGCCACCACCACCGCCACCAAAATTAGGACTACTGTTAGTATCTGATCCACCTAAGTAAGATCCAATATCTCCAGTTCTTGTTGAAGCAGTAGCACTCTGAGTTCCTGCAGCTCCATTTGATCCAGCTCCATAATAGAAAGTGCCACCACCACCACCACCAGTTCCTGTTAATGCAGAGCCTGTCCATCCATAAAAGCCACCACCGCCACCACCGCCAGAACCTGCTGTAGGTGAAGTTGTGCCAGAGCCACCAGCACCGCCAGTACCAGAATAACCGCCTGCGCCACCGCCACCGCCACCACGATCATTGGCGTTTCCATTGCCACCAGCACCGCCAGCGTTTTTTGTATCGCCAACAGATGTAGCTGTAACTCCACCAGCACCACCATTTACTGCGGTTGAACTTGTACTTCTTGTTCCACCAGAACCGCCTTTTGCTAATAATAAATTTGTACCACCTCTAGCAATATAAGATTGACCGCCAGCACTTCCGCTTGTTGCGCTAGTTGTGCCACCATTACCACCGTCTCCCTTAGCGCCAATTCCAACAGTAAGTGTCTCGCCAGGCGTTACAGAAATACTATTTGAGTAAACAAATGCGCCACCACCACCACCACCTGCTGATGCAGTAGCAGTTCCGCTAGTACCACCACCACCACCACCACCACCAATTGCCAATGCCGAAATAGAAGTTACACCAGTAGGGACTTCAAATGTGTATGTTTCCCCACCATTACCAGTATTAAACAATAGGCCACCAGCAGGTCCTGCCGCTGCACTAGAAGAGGATGTTTTTATTGATCCAAACATAAAAATCCTTATGGAGTGTAATTTTGAGCAACAACAACACCATACCAGTTTGTGCCGTCAGCAAAGAACGACAAAATATCTTGTCTGCTTCCAACAGCAGTTATTGTTGGTGCAGTTCCTCCAGACCATTTAACACTACTAAAGCTACAAGTGAAACCACCTGTGCCTGATTTCAAAAAGACAATAAAACTTTTTCCTGCAGTTGCCGTAGGCATTGTTACTGTGCAGTTATCAGTTAATGTAATTATTTGAACTGTTCCATTAGCTAGATCCAATGTAATTGCAGTTGAACTATTGGCAGAAAATGTACCTTCTGTATAGTTTGTTGCAACAACTGTAGTAGCAGTAGCAGTGGTAAAAGTACCAGCAGCCGCTGTTGTGCCACCTATCGCTACATTGTTCATTGTTCCCGCAGTTGCAGGATTTATTGTGAGGGAGCCAGTTCCTGTTGGCGCAATAGATACTGATGCATTGGCAGGATTGATGTTGGTTGCAACATCTAATGATAAAACGCTTCCACCACCCGCACCCCATGATAGTTGACTTGTGCCACTAGCGTTTCTTAATTGAGCACCGCTAGAATTAACAGCATCAACAAAAGGTGTAACGACTTTTGTGCTACCAGTAACTATTGTTCCTGTAATAGCCGCTGCCGTTGTCCCACCAATTGCAGGTGGGCTTGCAAGATATGTTGATACGCCAGTTCCCTGTAATGTTCCAACAACATTTAAAACTTTGCCAGAGCCGACATTTAGGCCAACACTGGTTCCAGTTCCATTAGCTGTAAATAAACCATCTACAGTGTCTAAGTCGGTATTGATCTTAGTACCCCACGAGTCTGTAGAAGCGCCTACCTCTGGTTTGGTAAGACCTAAATTTGTGGTTGTAGTATCAGCCATTTTTCACCTCATGCGGCAATTTGCCATGATTCACTGTTATCAGAAATTTCATTCCATGTCTCTGGAGTATTTGATACATCCGTCCATGTTTCGCTAGTATCGTTTTCATTTTGCCACTTCTTTT